GATAGGTTAGGTAAGGATAGGTTAGAAATATATTGTCATGTTTCACATGACGATGAAGCACAAAAACCACACGTTGAAATTATCGAGTATCTAAATCTCAAGACTGGTTCTAAATTTAAACCTTCAACGAAACCATATGTACAAGCAATACAGGCAAGACTAAAAGAAGGGTATTCGGTTGATGATTTTAAAACAGTGATCAATAAGAAATGCGCAGAATGGATAGGGACAAAAATGGAAAAGTATCTGACGCCTAAAACATTATTTGCACCAAGTCATTTTGACCAATATTTGAACGCTAACGTAAAGCCGGAAATGAATGATACTGAACGGCGTGTTGTTGAAATTAATGCGTTGATTGATGCAGCTGAAAGGGGAATATATGAAAGCGGAAATATTGAGGGCGATTGCACCGCTAGGGGCGATATATCCAAGTTTTGATAACACGAAACTTCAAATATATGCATCACTATTGGAAGATATCCACCCGGTAACGTTAGAGGAAGCGGTAAAGCTGGTAATCAAAACTCATGAATTCGCGCCTAGTATTGCAACAATACGGAATAAGGCACGAGATATATCGCGGTATGTGAATTGCAAAGACGATATGATGCCAGCACAAAGCGCATGGGCAATCGTGAGAAAGCGAGCCAGTAGCCCTGGATATGAAAGAGGGCTTGAAGGACTTGACGGCGTGATGCTAGAAGCGGCCAAAACTGTATGGGAATGCTTCAACCCGCACAATAAAGACTTTAACGAAAGCGCAGCTATGAGCCAATTTGTCAAAGCCTATGAACGAATAGAAGCGCGGGAGCAGAAACGCCAAGAGGTGGCGGAAGCAGTGCAACGGAAAGGCGTATTGCTAGAAGCTAGAAAACGGGCTGAAATTAATAGTAAAAAGCCGGTAAAGATGCTTGATAATGGGCATTTAGTAGAAACGGATAGTTTAACGGATACCATAAAACAGGCGAATATACCGGAAGAAGGGAAACAAAAGATACTGGGGTTGATGAAATGACTAGGGGAATTAAACGAAAAACAAAATATAAAGTGTATCCCATGTTAATTGCATGCAGATGTGATGCGGGGCTAACACAAGAGGAATTGGGCAATTCAATTGCTGTAGGTTCAGAAACGTACAAACGCCATGAAAGAGGTGAAACGCCATTTACAATTTACGAAATGTTCGAAATTCAAAAGATACTCAATGAGCGATTAGGCAAGCATTATACGCTTGATGAATTATTCACAATGGAAAGGTTATAATCATGAATTCTGTACAAATTTTAGGCAATCTTGCACGCGACCCGGAAGTGCGTTATACAAAAACAGGCAAAGCAGTTGCATCTTTTACAATTGCGGCTACAAATACATATACTGACAGTGAAGGCGTAGCGAAAGAACAAACCGCATTTATCAATTGTGTAGCATGGGGAAAAGTTGGGGAGCAAGTCGGAAATTACAAAAAAGGCAATAGGCTATTTATTGAAGGCCGAATTCAAACACGAAGTTATGAAACGCAAGATAATCAAAAAAGGTATGTTACGGAAGTTGTAGCTGGTTTCGTTGGCGTATCACTACTAAATGAAAGTAGTGAGCCAAGTAACTTTGATAATTTCGATGCAACTGATCCGAATGAAAATATTCCGTTCTAAGAGGTGAAAAATGAAAGAAGAAACATATCAAGATAGATTTGTAAAAGAATACATTGAATTGAAATGCAGATATAAGAAATTAAACAAAATGTTAGTTAAATATGATGCAATGACTTTGGAATTTACACCAACTTGCCCTATTGAAATACTAAAAGCACAAGCCAAATTGATGCGAAAGTACTTGTATATTTTGGAAGTTAGGGCAGAAATTGAAAAAGTTAAATTCCCAGTAATGCTTGATTGAAAGGAAGCAACCATGATAATCAAAAATGAAAAAGAATATTGCTGGTGCGTTGATGAGGTGGCAGGAGAGCCACAAAAAAGCATTAAAGATGCCATTGCAGATTATGTAGACAATGAATATAACTATGGTGATTTTGATGCTTTAAGTCGAGAAGAATTACTGCAAACAACAATAGAAATAGGCCATCCATATCGATATGTACCAGAGTTAGATGGTGAACGAGCGATTTGGAATGTACTTGATTATGATCTAGATGATGAAATTGAAGAATGGTCGGATAATTACATGAAAGATGTTAAAAACGAACACACGGACGAATTAGGTAATGAACTATCAAGGGTATTCCAAGAATGGGAGAAACGGCACGGATACGAAAATCGTGCATATGTAGTTATGGAAACTAAGCCATATCGTATTGGTGATTACATTGATAAATAAGTAAAAAGGGAGTAAGGAATGTACAAATTACAAGAAAAAGCAATTGCGATAGCTAAAAATATATTGGTTAGTGAATTTCATTATGCACCATCACATGTTGCAGAAAGAAAAATGTATGTTGTATGGTTCTGCAAAACTTTACAAAATTGGAAGGCCCTAGTAAGTGGTGAAGAAGTTAGCCAGTATATTGAAATAACTTATAACGGTGATAAGCAAGAAGCATACATCGATATATATGACAAAGCATATAATGCGTGTGTTAAAGAAGCTGATTTTGCGCCCATTCCTTATTTGTGGAAGGAATAAGCGGTATGAATGATAAAGATCACATTTAAAGGTAGACCTATAACCAAGAAAAACCACGGGCAGTTAGTGAAACGAAACGGAAAAATGTGCATGATACCTTCAAAAGCATACCGGGAATATGAAGAAAGCTGCTTATGGCAGATAGCAGGAAAGAAAATATATGTTCCAGGTGTGGTAGTGGTTGAATGTGTGTATTACATGCCCGATAAGAAATCGTTTCCCGATTTAATTGGGTTATTGCAAGCGACAAGCGACATTTTAACAAAAGCCCGTGTGATTGATGATGATAAGTGGATATGCTCATATGGTTCCAGCCGTATAGCTGGCTACGATAAAGCGAACCCTAGGGCAGAAATCACTATAACAAATGGGTATAGTGAAGCATTGAACGCATTAAAGAAATAGGAGAAGAAACAAATGGCAAATACATCGACGGTAGGAATACCGTTTAATTGTAAGAACTGGCTAGCATTAGCAGCTACTGTATATGGGAATGTAAGCGCAGATGAAGCATTAAGTTATTGCGGGTTGAAAACTAGACGCGACCAAACTGCATGGCGCGAGAAACATAAACACGAAGTACGCAAGATGTACGGCGAAGGTATGACGTTATCAAAGATTGCAGATATATTGTGTACAAGTCGGCACAATGTAAAAAAAGTGCTGGTTGATGCAGGCTTATATATTTAACAGTAGCGGCAACTACTTATTTGAATTTAGAAAATAACGAGGTAAATCATGAGAAAACATCTTTTAACAGTGGCAGTATTAACAATGGTTAGTGGTTTGGCGTGTGCTAACGGAATTGTAACGGGACCGGTAGAACCGAACATGCAAGCGCCAACGGTTAGTGGGTATAATTCCGCAGCATTAGGCGTGAATACGAATGTTACCGGTACAAATTCTATTGTGTTGGGCCGTGATAATACAGTAACGGGCAACGATACAACTATTATTGGCGGTGGCAATGGGGTAGTTGGTGCGGATCAATCTAGCATTATCGGATACAATAACTACATGGGCGCTCATAAGGAACAAACGGTTGTAGGCGCTAATAACACAACCGACAACCAGGGCGCGGTAATTGTTGGTACTCATTCAGTGGTGCGCGGAATTGATGCGGCCGTGCTAGGGAATAATGCAAGCGCTCCGGTACAAAACTCTGTAGCTATTGGGACCAATAGCCAAACAGAGGAAGCGGTAGGCGTTAAACAAGTAATGCTAAACGGTAGAACGCATGTGTTCGCCGGTGAAGCGCCAAATAGTAGCGTTTCATTCGGTGCTAAGAAAAGCAATACATATAGTGCGTTAGATAACTATACAAGACAATTGCACAACGTCAGCGCCGGGCGCGTTGATGCAAGTAGTTTAGATGCCGTTAATGGTTCACAATTATTCGCAGCCTATGACGAAATTGGCGCGAACGGCGAAAAAATCAACCAACTAGATAACCGAGTAACGCAAAACACTCAAAATCTTCAAAATTTAGCCGTTAAGGTGGATACAAATTATTCAACGATAAATAACACTATCAATCAAACAAATGCGCGTGTGAGTGAAAATAACAGGGCCATTTTAGAAAATAAAGACGCTATCAACCAAAATAAAATGGTTTTAGACAATCATGAGTTAAGAATTTCAGATTTAGAACGCGGTATGCAAGGGCAAGTATCAATGCTTAAAAGCGATATTGCAAAAGTAGGTGCTGCAAATGCTGCATTGGCTGGGTTGCACCCGCTAGAATTTAATGCTGATGATAAGGCATCTTATAGTGTGGCATTTGGGCATGTTAGAAATGCCAATGCGGTAGCAGTCGGCGCATACTATAGACCGAACGAAAAAACAATGATTGGCCTCGCGTATACATTCGGTGCGGAACAAGCATTTAATATCTCCGCATCATTTAAAATTGGTAAATCAAGCGAATATATACCAGTTTCAAAAGGTGAAATTACAGAAATGCGCGCGGAACTAGAAGCATTAAAAGCATTATTGCGTGTGCAAGGTTAGTTGTTAATGTTAAAGGGGCTTTTACAGCCCCTTT